ATCGCGGTCAGCGAGAATTAGAAGTCAGATAGAAAGAAGGAACGAGGGTAGAATTTCGTATAGCTTGTTTCGTTAACATAGTTCATATTCAAAAGAGAGTTTTGGATCTCCGGAATGGTGGGAAAAGTGTTGGTGGTAATCTTCGAACGGAAGGGGTCGTTACCTAGGACGTGAGTGAGTCCGATTGCGTCAGGCGTGATGCCTTTGCGTTGGTAGTGTTCGTAGATATCCTTGCATACATGGTAGACTTGTTTGTGTAGTCCGCAGGATGCGTAAGCGATTCCGATTGCTGAAGACATGGTCTTAGCAGGGGTTGGAGTTCGGGAAGGAGTGTAGTACAATTTAGCGAGTAGTTCTTCGGGTTTACGGTATGGTAGGCCGTATTGATTTTGGTAAGATAGAACTTCAACGTGGTTGAGTGAGGAAGTAATCTTGCTTTTATCAAGTGAGATGATGGAGGCGAAGTAGTAGTCAGCTTTATCTTGCATAGCTTGAAAGAAGTTAGCGTGTTCGTTAGCAGGTATGATGACGTAGAGACGAATGAGTGAGTCGTCGCCAAGAACTTTGATGATACAGAGTTTTGGGTCAAATCCTAGTGAAAGGAGGATGGTGCATAACATTAGATAATTGTAGAATGAGTCGAAATATTGGGTAGTGTAGAGGCCAGAAGGTAGAGAGGCGAATTTGCGTCTGAAGGTTGAACCGTCGGGAAGGACGATTGGTGTGTGGCGGTAGCAGTGTTTTGTCCAAGCGTAGAGACGTCGTAGACGTTGCGCTTTTGTAGAATCCCATGTTTCGTGAGAACGATGGTATTCGGTGGTAGGGACGTAGCCGTGGTCGAAGTCGATGTAAGTTTCGGTGATGTCGATGACATCGTCGATGGCTTCGTGTAAAACGTATTTGTCGAAACGTTTCCAGTCGATCATTATAAATGATGACCGTAGATGAGATGATTGCAACTCGTTGTTGAGTCGGAACCAGCCACCTGTGAAGGTTTCATATCCCCAGAGGAGAGGATAGCGTTTTGGATTGCGGCGGTAGCATGCGAATAAGGTCCAGTGGAACATAATTTGAGCGAGAACCCATGGTTTGGGGGCGCCCCAGATAGATCTGAGTTTGTTCGGGTCGGTTGCCTTGATGACAGATGTCTTGGTGTGCAAGAGCATGTAGAATAGATAATCATCAAAAGATGCGGTAGCGTCTTTGATTTGGTGATGCCAGGTTCGGGTGAACTGGAAAATGATATCCTTCATATTGCCGGTGTTTGGTCGGGTGTCGGGAGGGAGCATGTTGAGGTATTTCTTTTCAGTGGAGAAGGGTGCTTCTGCGTTAGCAGTGAGTTCGAGGTTGTAGTGGTGTTGAACATCAAGTAAGTGGACGGGTCGGCAGAGTGAGTCTGGACGGAAGGCGTCGGCAGTGATGGACAAGGCTTCATTGTAGTGAAGGTCTCGAGGTATAGCGTGGGGTGGGATGTCACCGTTGAAGAAGTCTGCGTAGACAGTTTCTTCGTCGATGGTTGATCGGCGGTATCCATTGATAATATCTTCAAGTTGTTGAGGGTAGCAGTGCTTGTTGAGAGCGTAAAGTACAGTTTTTTGGTGATTGAGAATGGCGAAAAAGTCAGTGTTCGTGTTGACATGGCCTTGATAATCAGTAACTTTGTGCGTACGTATGAAATTCAGATTTGATTCTGAAGATGCGTTCAGCTTTGAGAAGAGGTGTGAGAGTGTTTCCATTGTGGGTGGAAATTGAAAGGTTCTGAGCAGGATGAGTGATCAAAAAGATTTTGGGGTTGAGAAAAG